GACTATTAACTGAGTACAGAAGTCATCATCAAGTCACACTTCATACAGAAGAACAAATAGACTCTTTACAGAGAGACATAAACACTGCTAAGAAAGAGATAGAGTCTATCAGTACTTCACAGGTCGCTGACCTAGAACAGAAGAGACAGACTCTAATAGAAGAGTACAATGAGCTACAAGATAATAAGAAAACTCTCTCAGTAGCTTCTTCTTTACTCAAAGACGGAGGTATTAAGACCAAGATCATAAATCAATATGTACCAATCATTAATAAGCTAATTAATAAGTATCTTTCGGCAATGGATTTTTTCGTTGATTTTCAACTCAACTCACAGTTTGAAGAGACTATCAAGTCTAGACACAGGGATGAGTTTAGTTACGCTTCCTTCTCTGAGGGAGAGAAACAAAAAATTGACTTAGCGTTGTTGTTTACTTGGAGAGCCGTCGCTAAGCTTCGTAACTCCATGTCTACTAATCTACTGATACTAGATGAAGTACTCGACGGGAGTTTAGATACCAATGCACTAGATATGTTAATGACTATCCTAGATTCAGTATCAGAAAGTACTTCTCTGTTTGTTATATCTCACAGAGAAAATATGAGTGAAAAGTTCCCCAACGTGATAAAGTTTGTAAAACATAAAAACTTTAGTCACATTGAAACATAAAGGATTATATAATGACTGATAATAAAAATATCATCACCGAAGTACTAGAAGACGGAACAGAAATCAAAATTGATCTTGATCTTTGTAATGATGTTGCTGATCAAATTATGATGAAAATCTTTGAAACAGAAAATGATCAGAATCTTGAAAACTATGATGTCATTGCAACCTGTTTTAATGTATTCATCAATACTTACCATGCTCTTCTTGTTGCCGGCTGGACTAAAGAAGAACTTAAAAATGAATTAGATGAACATTTTATCAATCATAAAAATTCTATGAATTAATATGTATATCTTAAAACATACTGATAAGATCTTAAAAGAAGTCAGTCAGACTTTTGACTTCCGAGAACCACCGTTTGACCCAGTCGAATTTGCTCAGCAACTAGTAAAGACTATGTATGATAACAACGGGATATGCTTAGCAGCAATTCAGGTGGGTATACCATACAGAGTCTTTGCTATGCGTGGCTCACCCGAAAATTTTGTCTGTTTCAATCCACGAGTCGTTCAGCCATCGGAACAGATGATTCGTCTCGAAGAAACGTCGTTGACATACCCAGGATTGTGTGTTAAAGTAAACCGACCGCAGCATTGTCGTGTACGTTTTGCTACACCCAATGGAGAGGTCAGGACAGAAACTTTTACAGGAATGACAGCTCGTGTATTTCAACAATCCATGGACTTTCTTGATGGCAGGCTATTCTATTCAGCTGCTAATCCTATTCATCGTCAGCAAGCTTTGAGAAAGTGGAAAAATAATGGCAATTTTTAATTGGACATTAGGCTTAGTAGCATCTTTGCTATTTACAGCTTTCTGTATTAGTGGTATACTATCTGCACCAGCGGTGGTTGTTTTATATGCTTTTGGTTTGAGTCTAGGACTAATCGCTACCGGTGTTTGCGCTATTACACTTATATTTGGCATAAGTTATTAAAATGAATATTTTTTATCTATCGACTGATCCAGCACAAGCTGCCGGATGGATGGTGGATAAGCACGTAGTCAAGATGATTCTTGAAAGCGCGCAACTACTATCTACCGCGCACCGAATCATTGACGGTGTCGAAGTAGCCGGTAAATCTAAGACCGGTCGAAATGTTAAGCGTTGGGTATTGAATGACGCTCGAGATTCAGTCATCTACACAGCGACACATGTCAATCATCCGAGCGCAGTGTGGTGTCGTCAATCTGTTGAGAATTACAATTGGCTCGTGGATCACTTTCATGCGCTCGGTAAAGAATATACTTATCGCTACGGTAAGACACATAAGTGCTTTGAGGGTGATTTAGCTTATATGCTATCTTCTCCACCAAACAACCTTCGTAAGTACGAATGGACCGAGATGCCATCAGCCATGGCTGATGAGTATAAGATTAGTAATGACCCATTGACAAACTACCGACACTATTATAAAGTGGCAAAAGCACGTATGCATGCCTGGAAAAACAGGCAGCCACCAGAATGGATCTTTTCAGGAGTATAGTATGAGTACAAATTGGTCAAAAGACATTAACGAGATGCATGAACACTACGGTGTTCCACGGGTTGTCAAAACTATGAGTCCAGAGAAACTCAAGCAGTTCCTAGAGTTTAGGATCAACTTCATTCGCGAAGAACTAAATGAACTAGCGACTGCTGAGACGGCAGAAGACGTAGTAGACGCCCTAATTGATCTATGTGTGGTAGCTATCGGTACACTAGATTCTTTTGAAGTAGACGCTAATGAAGCATGGGACGAAGTATTAGTAGCTAACATGAATAAGAAGACTGGCGTAAATGCTTCACGCCCGAATCCCATGGGATTACCAGACCTTATCAAGCCAGAGGGATGGAAAGCACCGTCACACGAGGGTAACCACGGGCTTCTATCTAAGGTGTTCTGATGTTTATGAATAACTGGCGTGCTGCTCTCGGCAAGTCCGGCGAGGATCTAGTACGTAGAGTCTTACAGAGTAAACATGACTTAGTAGAAGAAACTGTTTGGTATGACTCTCAGAAAGACGGCGTCGTTGACTTAAAGCAGTATGAAGTCAAGACACTCATGGAGAACTACGCTCATCGTGCTTTCATACTTGGTTCTTCACAGTGGGCTAAGTGTGAGAACGTAGATAGACTGTTCTTCGTTCGTATTCCAGAAGTAGAAGCACCCATTCGTATCTATGAATGCCCAAAGAGTTACAGACGACCAACACATGTGTTCATGAACGGCGACAACTGTCGTGTCTTTAGGTTGACGAAACTCAACTTGTATGATACTATACACGATGAGAAGCTGGGTGAGTACTGGCGTTCTCTAACTAAAACAAAGTACATGAGGAACAAGTCATGAATGAAGATAGAGAATCAGTCAAAGTTCTCAGAGAATGTATCGAGCTTCAGAACAAGAAGTCTCAGGACTATCAAAACCCTAACTCAAATGTAACTCAAGCAATGCATTATCGTCGTGGTGTAGATACTATCCATGACACCCTACAAGGAAAGCTATACCGAGCCCAGTCTCTTTTAGAATCCGGTACTTACAATCAAGCTAACTTTGAGTCACTTGAAGATACATATAAAGACTTAATTAATTATGCTTCTTTTGCAGTAGCTTGGCTACGTGGTGGCGTACCGGGCCAAGATACAACTAGAGACATTTTCAACCGAAAGGTCTCTGAGTGATAGTCCGTAATAACGTAAACACTATTCGCGAGGAGTTTAAGTGGCTCCTCGCGAATGAATTTTATGAAGAAGATAAATCTGGTGTTAAGCTACTAGAGATAGTAAATGCTTCTTTCGTGGCAGACGAACCTTCTATCTTTGGTAAACCTAATCATTCTTACATTGAGCGTGAGATTGAGTGGTACAAATCAATGTCCCTCAATGTCAACGATATCCCGGGCGAGACACCAGCTGTCTGGAAACAAGTTGCTACACCGGATGGACGCATTAACTCTAACTACGGGTGGTGTATCTGGTCACGAGAAAACGGTGAGCAATACAACAACGTCTTACGTGAACTCAGACAGAAGCCTACTTCTAGACGAGCCACTATGATCTATACACGACCAAGTATGTGGGTAGACTATAGTCGCGACGGTATGTCTGATTTTATGTGTACAAACGCGGTACAATATGTTATAAGAGATCAAGCATTACACGCTATCGTTCAGATGCGTAGTAACGATGTTTTCTATGGTTACAGGAATGACTTCGCTTGGAATGAATACGTACTAAAGATACTAGCGTCAGACTTAGACGTCTCTCCGGGTCTTATTCACTGGAACGTCGGGTCCCTTCACGTCTATGAACGAAACTTTAACCTGGTGAAATGATGAGCGACAAGTGGCACGATAATTTCTTGAAGATGGCTGAGCATATTTCCGGTTGGTCTAAAGATCCTTCTACAAAGATCGGAGCAGTGGCAGTCGGTGATCGTCGACAGATACTAGCCACCGGTTACAATGGTTTCCCACGTGGGATCAAAGACTATCGAGACAGGCTAGAGACTCGTGAGACCAAGTATAAGTTCATGGTTCATGGTGAGATGAATTGTATTTATAACGCGACTCTCAACGGTGTCAGTCTCAACGGTGCTGACTTATACGTTCACGGTCTGCCCGTTTGTTCTGAGTGTGCGAAGGGTATCATCCAAGTCGGTATTAAGCGTGTATTCATGCGTTACCCCGATGAAGTCTCTCAGAAGTGGCTAGGCATGGGCCTAGAGACTAAGGAGATGTTCGCAGAAGCTGGTGTAGAGTTAAATAAACTATGAAAAAAGTTATAGTAATAGATAGTTTAACAGAAACTTTTAATGGGCCAATCGTCAGGAGCGGCTTACAGAAGAGCGCTAAGCTAGACGCTCGTGCTTTTGCTAAAATGGGTTATGATACAACATTTTTATATTGTGGTGTTATTGATGATCATTACCCATACGAAAAGATCTGTCTGAACGACATCGGTGCTAAAGAAGACGTAGCTCGCCATGGAAAGCATATGCGTGCTTCTGGTAACTACGTCAAGTCTTACTTGAACAGATCTAGTAATACGCTGTTAGAAGCTGACTACATTGTGGCTCATTGTCACTCAGTGGGTATGATGACTGGCATCAACGCGATGGTAAAAGATAAGAAGATACTCTTCATCATTCATGATGTGATAGATCTTACTTGGGCGTGTGGTTTTACCAATGCTGTAAATAACATGCGAGCGACAGGAAGAAACTACACGCACATAGCTACTAACTCTCAGTATAGTATCGCGAGACTAGATTATATCTACTCTAGAGCTAAAGATAGGTTTGAATTATTGAGTGGTAATGAAGCTTTTGATAGTTTCATACGTCACTTTGTCTGGTCTGACGTGAATCCCACTAGAGAAGAAATTATTCAGCATGAAAAAAAGTCTGCCGTCATAGGCAGGTATGAACCAGCTAAATATCATCACAAGTTGTATAAGTACAAAAACCCAGAAAACATCATAGTTCATTACGGGATCAAGGATCCTCGTCGTGACGAGGGTCTGAAGTATTACGAGAACTTAAAGATTAAAGCAAATGCTTACTCCGAGAACCTGTCTGATGAAGATCTGTGGGAGTCTATAAAGACTAGTCAGTCCATTATACTACCATGTTATCACGAAGGGTTTGGATTCACAGCTTTTGAAGCTGGTATATTTGGTGTAGCCCCAGTCATACTAGTTCATGACCAAGGGTTACACAAGGGTCAGCACGCTCACGCGACTGTTCAATACTTGACTAGGGCTGGGACTAAACACTTTACCGCCGACTTCAACGATGAAGATTCGATCATTCGAGCGATCGATGATTCTTTACAAATCACGGAACAAGATAGGATCGACATCTCTAGTAGCCTATTATCGTACTTCACTGTTGAGAATTATGTTAACGAGAGGATAGAGTTACTTGAGTCTGCTAAAAAAATTAACATTGAATCTAGCTTAGAGAGTTTTTTTGAATGAAACACGCTACCATAGTACCACTCATCGGTGGTATGACACTTGGTGCTGAAAAGTCTTTCGGTGAAAGACCATCATATCTGATGTCATACAAGCCGTTTTATTTTAATGATCGTCACCTACTCAATCATTACGATAACGAAGTTCCTTACCATGTGCTAGATGACGGCCAGAAACCAAATAACAAAGTAGAAGTAGTATCCTCTGTTTGTCCATGCGCAGGGCTATCACAGCTCTCACACGGCTTCGGTGATCATAACGAGAACAACAAGTGGATGGTCACCACTACTAAGTATGTGTTAGAAGACCTGAAGCCCAGCGTCCTGTACGGTGAAAACGCACCAGGATTCGCCGGTAAGATCGGTCAGACTGTTCGTGAACAACTACGCGCTATTGCGTCCGACGCTGGTTACACCATGAGCGTCTATCGAACCAAGTCACTGTTTCACGGCGTCCCACAGATCCGGGAACGTTCTTTTTACTTTTTCTGGCGTGGTGACAAGACACCCGTGTTTAACTATTACCGTCGTGATAGGTTAAGTATTGAAGACACCATTCGCTCAGCTTTTGGCAACACCCAGCGTGAAGTTATTAATAAGAAGACACCGAGTAAAGACGATCCGTACTATCGTTACATACTAGAAGTCATTCATAAGGGTGTGACTCACAAAGAGTTCTGTTCTATGATTGAACCAATGAAAGCGCGTGGTAATGATGTTCTGTCTTACATCGAGCTAATGGGACATAGCTACACAACTGTTGGTGAATGGATGCACAAAAACGGGTATGACAAAGAAGTGCAGAAGTGTGAGTACCGAGTAAAGAAAGTAGCCGAGGGTGGAAACTTGATGCGCCGCGGCACTGTCATACCAAAAGATTACATCGGTGCTTTCGTCGGTCATTATCCCATGATGTTGACACACCCAGACGAAGACCGTTATATCAATTATCGCGAAGCCATGACTATTATGGGTATGCCACAGAATTTTGAGCTCCTGGATCAAAACAAGACTACTAATCATATTTGTCAGAACGTGCCCGTACAGACAGCTGCCGACATGGCCACTGAAGTGATGGCTTCTCTAAACGGAGAGAGGGAGTGGATTGACTCTTCATACGTCTTTCAATACAGTCATACTCAGAAGCACGAAGTAGCAGACACACGCACAAAGACTCTAGTTGACTTTTTGAATTAAGGTGATGATGATTGACATGAGTAATAAAATAGTGTATAAATATAATGAGGATCAGATTATTGCTGACTTTAAAGCCTATATTGATAGGACATATGGTGAGCATTACAAGGCTGAAGACCTAGAGACATTTGATGTCTGGGAAGCCATGGGCACTGCTTCTACTACTTGCAGAGACACAGCTATCAAGTATCTCATGCGTTACGGCAAAAAGAACGGTAAGAATAAAGATGACTTGATGAAGACTCTTCATTACGTTCTTCTTTGTCTTCATATTGAACATTACAAGAACAAGGTAAATACATAATGGAAATTAAAATTGAAATGGATGTACTAAGGAAGCGTAAGCTCTTCCTTGCAGCCCCAATGTATGGCGGGATGTGTGCAGGTATGTTTGCCAAGTCAACTGCCGATCTAACAGCAATGTTTGCAGCAAATGGTCTAGAACTTCGATCATATTTTCTTTTTAACGAGTCTCTCATTACTCGTGCTAGAAACTATTGCGTTGATGAGTTTATGCGATCTGATTGCACTCATATGATGTTTATCGATTCAGACATTGGGTTTGATCCACGAGACATCGTCGCCATGATGGCACTCATGTCAGATGACTCTGAGTATGATGTACTAGCAGGACCATATCCAAAGAAGACTATTTCTTGGGAAAAGATTAAACTAGCAGTCGATAAGGGTATTGCAGACGACGACGCTAACGTGCTTGAAAAGTACGTTGGGGATTATGTCTTTAATCCTAAAGCTGGTAACGGAACTATTCGTATCGATGAACCAGTTGAGGTGTCTGAAGTTGGTACTGGTTTCATGATGACACGACGTTCTGCTTTCGAAAAGTTTGCGGTCGCTTACCCAGAATATTCTTATAAGCCAGACCATGTTCGAACAGAACATTTTGATGGTTCACGCGAGATCATGCAATACTTCCAGGCTGAGATTGACCCAGTATCTAAGCGGTATCTCTCGGAAGACTATTGGTTCTGTCAAAAGCTAAGTCAAGCCGGTGGAAAGATTTGGTATTGCCCTTGGATGCGTCTGCAGCATGTTGGTACCTATATCTTTGGTGGATCACTAGCGGATCTAGCATCAATCGGTGCCCCTGCTACTGCAGACCCAGCGATGTTAAAGAAGAATAAGTAAAATAAAGGAATTATATGATGAATAAAGTTTTTATACTATTAGATCGTTCAGGCTCAATGGCTTCTATGTGGAAAGAAGCTATTGATGGGATTAATAATTATGTAAAAAAGTTAGTAGAATCAGAGGTCATGTTAGTGGCTTTTGATACAGGAAGTTATGAAGTAGTTCGTAATTGCTCCACTACTATCTGGGAACCACTCTCTTATAATGAAATTAGCCCACGAGGTGGTACTCCTCTTTTAGACGCAGCTGGTCGTATTATGTGGTCTATGCATGACTCTGGTGCTAAACAAGCCATGCTTGTTATTATTACAGATGGACATGAAAATTCATCTACAAAGTTTAATGCCGATGAAATTAAGAAGATGACAAATGAGTTGACTATCAATAAAAATTATGATATTGTATTCCTCGGAGCTAATTTTGATGGTATCGGCCGGGTAGCAAAAAGTAATTTTGGTTGGAATGATTCTTCACGCATGGTACAAACATCTGTTAAAGGTTTTGAAACCACTATGGATTTTCTATCAGCAAAGACTTCTAATTACTTTACAACTGGTGCTAAAGCGGCTGCTCTTTATAATCAAGATGAACTAAACAAAGCAAAGTCATAAAGGAGACTATCTTATATCATGAAGCTAAGTGCACGGACTATCAATATTCTAAAGAACTTCAGTACAATCAACCCATCGATCGTACTGAAGCCAGGTAACACGGTAGCGACTATTTCTACCAACAAAACTATCATGGCTCGAGCCACAGTCCCCGATGAGTTTACTAACGTTATCGCGATCTATAACCTAGCGCGATTCATCTCGACTATGTCTCTCTTTCAAGACCCGGAACTCGATTTTGGTACTAATGCGGTTCGTATCTCGTCTGGTAACAAGAGCAACACGTATCACTACGCGGATCCGTCAGTCATTCTCGCTCCACCCGAGAAAGAAATCAAGCTACCGACCATCGACGTCGATTGCTTCTTGACTAACAAGGACATCCAAGACGTGACTAAGGCTATGAACGTCCTTGGTCTGCCAGAACTAGCTGTAGTCGGTGACGGCACTAACGTCATGCTTCAGGCCATCGACGTTAAGAACCCATCTGCGGATGAATATAGCATCGTTGTGGCTGAGACTGATAAGACTTTCCGCGCGGTGTTCCGTGCCGAGAACCTCAAGCTAATGGATGGTGACTATCAGCTTACTATTTCTTCTAAGGGTATCTCTCAGTTTACCGGCACTGAAGCCACGTATTGGATCGCGGTGGAAGCTTCTTCTACTTTTTGAGTCTAGTTTGTGTTGACAACCACTCTGGTGTGTGTTATACTACCAGAGTAGTTATTTTTTATCATGGAGGTCTAAATGGCTAAGACAAAGAATACTCTAGTGCATGAAGCATTTACTAATGAGATTGGACAGACAATTAATCCAGGTGACCGAGTAGCTTATGTAAGTCATGGATATAGCGTTAGTCAAAATACTGGCTACTTTGATGGTGTTTACAAGGATAATCGAGGTAATATTGTATTCACACGTATTAGTGGTATTCATACTACTAAAATGGTTGATAACGGTCGTACTTCAGAATATACATATAACGGTAAAGTTCGAACATATAAAGTATATGATAAAGTAGAATGTGCACCGCACGGATCTACAGTACTACAACGTCATCGTATCTTTAAGATCTAAAGGATCAATAAAGTGCTAGAAGATTATCTCTGGGTCGAAAAGTATCGTCCAAAGCGTGTGGTCGATACTATCTTACCGTGTGACCTAAAGAACACGTTTCAGGGATTTGTCGACACCGGTAACATCCCAAACCTGACTCTTGCTGGTAACGCTGGTGTGGGTAAGACTACAGTAGCACGTGCTATGCTTGAAGAACTTGGGTGTGACTACATCATCATCAACGGATCAATGAATGGTAACATCGATACTCTTCGTAACGAAATCTTACAGTTTGCTTCTTCTGTCTCTTTGACTGGCGGTAGGAAGTATGTCATCCTTGATGAGGCTGACTATCTAAACCCAAACTCCACGCAACCCAGTCTCCGTAACTTCATGGAGGAGTTTTCTAAGAACTGTGGGTTTATCCTTACTTGCAACTACAAGAATAGGATCATTCCGCCACTTCAGTCTCGTGCTCTAGTCATTGACTTCAATATCCCTAAGAAAGAAATGGCAAAGCTAGCGGCGCAATTCATGAAGCGTGTAGATGTTATCCTGAAAGCTGAGAACATCGAGTGCGACAAGCACGCTGTGGCTGCAGTCATTCAAAAGTTCTTTCCTGACTGGCGACGCGTACTCAATGAGCTGCAACGGTACTCGGTCAACGGAAAGATTGACACCGGTATTCTGACTAACTTTGAGACTGTGTCAGTTAAAGAAGTACTGCAGTACTGCAAGGATAAGAACCTAGAGGGTATCCGCAAGTGGATCCACGAGAATTCTGACTCCGATACAGTCACCATCTTTCGTACTATCTATGATAACGCGAATGACTTCTTCACTAAGCGTTCGATTCCAGCCCTCATTTTAAAGATCTCAGAGTATCAATACAAGGCAGCTTTTGTGGCTGACGCTGAGATCAACCTGATGGCTTTCTTCATCGAAGTGACTATGGAGTGTGAATTTGCATGACGGAAGTAAGTACACTCTTTGGAGTCAAGCACGTAAAAGAGGAGCTTATTGAAAAGAAAGACGAGGTGCATGTATGGACTTTCATCTCTGACATTTCAAAGACTAAGAAGTATCTCTTCTCTGAAGAAACAGCTCGAGCGTACGAACCATGGATCGTCAATAAGTCTTTCGCCTCACACGTCGACACGCTAGCCGCGGCTGAAGCGGCCAACCGCATGCATCACATCGATAAGAAGATGCAGCACGACTTCATGTTCTATTCTGTGACTGCTCACCCAAAGCGCTACAAGCCATGGCTAAAAAAATCAGAAGCAGATAAAAAAGAACAAAAGATGTTTGAAGATATTGGTACTATAGTCAATCTAAACCTAGACAGAGTCAAGAGTTTCTGGAGAATTTTGACTTCCGAGCAACGCGAAGACTTTCTGTCTAGGTATGTTTATCCAGATACAAAAAATAACCTAAAACAAAGAAAAAATAAATAAAAGGATTTTGTATCTTGGAGTATAACTATGACTATAGAAACGTTGTTGGAGGTGAGATTAACTGAGGATCAAGACTTCCTAAAGATAAAAGAAACACTCACTAGGATAGGTGTGGCCTCAAAGAAAGACAAGACGTTGTTTCAGTCTTGTCACATACTACACAAGCAGGGCAAGTACTTCATAGTACATTTCAAGGAGATGTTTGCCCTCGATGGTAAAGAGACTAACTTCTCAGACGATGACAGAGCCAGAAGAAACACCATAGCACTCTTGCTAGAAGAATGGGGTCTGTTTAAGATCCTGAATCAAGACATGATAACTAACAAAGCGCCGCTCAACCAGATAAAGATCCTTTCGTATAAAGAAAAGAGTGGCTGGGTACTAGAAGCAAAATATAGTATAGGAAAGAAGCGATAATATTTTATGTTTGGTATGTTTAAGACTAAAAAGATCGAACGTGACCCGGTGTTACAACAAGTCGTAGACCTGTTATTTCCTAGCATCGAGCTGACTAAGGATGAAGGCGGTGAGTACTACATAGATCGATCAGTAGACTCAAACTTATTTGCAGCTCTTGTTGATCTTCAAGAGGGTACGAACGATGAAGTAGTTCATACCACTATTAGAGCTGTTATCAATAAACTTCAGATAGCTCGAAAACTTTTAGACTCTGAAGAAGAAAAAGTGGGTGACAAGAGTAATATGCTCATGATTAATACATGATTGGTTGACTAATCTGGATTCGTGTGATATAACTCATACATACATCATGGGGTTGACATGACTAAGCAGTACGAAATCTCTATCGGTTGTGACCACGCCGGGCTTGAACTAGCTAGACAGCTATCAGCTTGGCTCTTTGACGTGGGTCACACTATCTATACTTTCTTTCCAGAAGAAAAGTCTAAAGTGGACTATCCCGATTACGCTTACAAGACGTGTTCATCCGTGACACTGAGTTCACATACGGTGTCTCGTGGTATCTTGGTCTGCGGGTCCGGCGTGGGTATGTCTATCGCTGCGAATCGATTCAAGGGCATCCGGTGTGTACTGGCTTCTGATCCTTATGTAGCTGAGATGTCTCGTCGACACAATGACACTAATGTCATCGCTCTCGGTGCTAGAGTCATCGGTTCAGACATGGCGGTAGCTTGTATAGAATCGTTCTTAAACACTTCTTACGAGGGTGGTCGCCACGAGCAACGAGTGATGAAACTATTTAACATGAAAGATTGATGATGAAATTTGTATACGGACTACTAGCAGCTACTATCTTTACTTCTGTGTCTCAAGCACAGACCATCACCGGGGCGGGTGCTACTTTTCCAGCACCAGTCTATAGCAAGTGGGCAGAAGCGTCTAAGAAAGATGGGTTCTCTGTAAACTACCAATCGGTGGGATCTGGTGCTGGACAGACACAGATCATCAATCGAACCGTTGACTTTGGTGCTTCTGACGCTCCACTCGATAAGAACAGGCTAGATACTAACAAGCTGATTCAGGTGCCATCAGTTATGGGGTCTATCACCATCGTAGTAAACATCCCGGGTGTAACTAGTGATAAGCTAAATCTCTCTGGTCCTGTCATCGTAGACATCTTTAGGGGCGTTATTAATAGGTGGAATCATCCTGCTATCGCGGCCGATAACCCTGGCTTGACTCTCCCAAACATCGCCATCAGTCCCATCTATCGCGCCGATGGTTCTGGTACGACGCATGTCTTTACTAGTTGGTTAGCTACACAGAGTCAAGAGTGGAAAGATGTTGGCACTTCAGTAAAATGGTCTGCCGGTATGGGTGCTAGGGGTAACGAGGGAATCTCGGCTTTTGTTAAGCGAGTTAATGGTTCCATTGGCTATGTGGAAAGTGCTTATGTAAAAGCAAATGGTCTAACATCAACTAATCTTAAAACATCTACAGGCAAGTGGGTATCGGCAAATCCTAATAATTTTGCTGCAGCTGCAGCAAAAACCGAATGGACTGAAAATAACGAATCACTTGGACTAAACACCAGTTGTGATACGTGTTATCCGATCTTATCAGCCACTTACGTCCTCATCCCTAGGGACGGAAAGAATAAGAACAATGTAGAAAAGTGGCTAAAGTGGGCATATGATAACGGAGACGAGATTGCGTCTTCTTTACATTACGTTCCTCTTCCTCGAGGAGTCAAAGATCGAGTGATCAAGACACTCAATACTGATTGACATCCCAACAAACTTATGGTATAAAGTACATATATGTTGCGCCTATAGCTTAGCGGTCTAAAGCTGCCAGCTCATAACTGGCCGATCCCCTGTTCAAATCAGGGTGGGCGCACCAACCCTGGAGTTACTTCTATGTTACTTAAAGACTTCATCCAAATGCTTCAATCTAAATACGATGAAGCTACTAGAGATAAAGAATATCTTGATATGATGGGTGAACCCGAGATCTATGTTGACGTATTTGAACCACTCGATGAACACCGGTTTCAATACGTTGGTTACTCTAAGGACATAGAAGTAGACTTGAATCCTTCTAATGGAGATTATATCATCTCTGCTTTTGCTAAGATTAAATAGGGGAGCATGCTGGAACTGGCATACAGGACGGTCTCAAAAACCGTTGCCCACGTGGCTTGAGGGTTCAAATCCCTCTGCTCCTACCAGAGCGGGCTTGACGTAATTGGTAGCCGTGACGTGCTTAAACCTCGTTGGAGAAATCCGTGCCGGTTCGAGTCCGGCAGCCCGTACCAAGGAATTTTAATATGATTGATGATTCTCATTTACCTGCAATTCAAAGAAAAAACTGGGGTTATTCAGAATGGGTAATTGATAGTTGGCAAGCCTGTTTAGATAATATTGAATATACTAAAGAAAAACATCAACAGTTTATTGATAATAAAAACAGACAAATATTAATAGCAAATGATGTTAATCTAACAACTTATGAAAAAATTAAACTCTTAACTAAGAAAAAATAAAATGAATCTCACATCTGTTACAAAAGAAGAATTTTTTGCTAAAATTGGTCCAATGAATGTTCATCCAAGATCAATGCCTGAAGCAACATATTGGGAAACACCTAATCACATTCTTATTGGCAAATCCACACCAGGTTGGAAATGTATTGGTGTAAAAGAATATTTTTTAGTACAATAAGGATATAAAATGTCAGATTCAGATGATATTCCTACTTATGAAGACTTAGTAGAAAGATGTGATCCTGAGACAAAACTAGCAGTAGCAGCTTGGACAGTATCTAAAATTGTTGAACACGGTAGAAATCCTGGTTCATTTCGTCATCTTATCTATGGTCTTATGGGTTTTGGACCAGAAGCATATGTACCGATGTACTATGCCGGTGGTATGGATATTACTAATGAGTTTGACCTAAATATTCGTGATAACCTAAAAGAAGTCATTTGCAATGAAAAGATCGAGAATACAAACTTAAAAAAGTTTGCCGGTCTTTGTGATGAGCCTAATTGCTTTGAGTCTGCTTCATGTGGTTCCCCAACAGATTCTGGTTATCGTTGGACTTGCCATGAACATTCAAATTTCAAACACTCTTTCTAGAGAAAGAAACAAATAATGGGTAACGTTCTTTTAGTCATGATCATGCTAAACGGTATTCCAGTTGGTTCGCCATTTGTCATCAAGGCTTCAGAATCAGGTTGTACTACTGAGTTAGCTACTATTCGTGGCATCAACAAGAGTCTGCTTGAACTGGGTTCAACTCTAAAGTATAACGCTATTTGTAGCAGTGCTCCAGAATAATGTTATCTTGTGCTGTAGCTCTTATATTGTTAGTAGATGTTTCTGGTTCTATATCAGATGAAAATTACAAGTTACAGAGACAAGGTATAGTACAAGCATTTGAAGATCAATCAGTGAGAAATACTATTAAAGCGCAACCTGGTGGGGTTGCGCTTTCTTTGTTAGAATGGTCGAGTAATGTTAGGGTAACTGTACCATGGAGAGTGGTTAAGACAAACTCTGATATAGAAAAATTCTCTCAAGACATATTAGAAGCTCCAAGATCATCATCTAATCTGACTGCTTTAGGACACGCTTTGAATAAAGCTATAGAATACATGGAAGAAGTTCCATGTGATCCAGAGTCAAAAATTATTGATGTATCAGGTGATGGTCCATCTAATGAAAAAGAAGAACCTGATGAACCAAGAAATAAAGCTATAACAGAAGGTATAGTTATCAATGGTTTACCAATCATAACAATTGTTTATCCAGAAATAGTAGATTACTATAAAGAAAAAGTCATAACACCAAATGGCTTCTTAGTAGAAGCCACCGATTTTGAAGATTTTGCAAAAGCTATAAGAAGAAAAATAATACTAGAGATAGCTAAGTACTAATCAATTATTTCTTTTCTGTATATAACATCTCTGATGCTATTTTGATAAGTGTTTTGGCTGCTTCTTCATCTTCTGGTTTTTCTTTCCAACCTATAGATATTTGTCCTATGAACTTAGAAGGTTCAGGTGGTACACTTATTCTACACATATAAGTGACTCCTTTTTCTTTATATATAAATCCTAAAAAGCTTTGTGGACTAGCATAACTAGAGCACGGCAAATCACCAGCCATAAGACTAATTACGTCTGAATTATTAGCATGGTTTGAGGTAAAGAGTTTAACATCGTATCCATCATGTGTCTTTACTCTTCCTTCACCTCTAACATATAGATAAGCTAATTTTCTACTGTTTAGTAAACTGTTTACTTCAAATATAGCTATTAGATCAGCATTAGACCTTTTCATAATAAAAGCTACAGCTTCTTCATACTTACCATTCATTTTTGGTAAAGCTTGTTGGGCTCTGTAAGACGCCATGAAAGTATCTTTTTCAGTATAAAAAAACCATCCCGCAGCACTCAAGATTGATATGATACATAATGTAAAAAGCCTGAAAGGACTATTGCCGATCCACTCAAGGATCTTTACGAATGTATCTTTCATTTATTTTTTCTTTCTATGTCTCCATGTTTTCTCTGTCACAAACGAAAGCAGTGACTGCTACGTTTCCATAAACATGACTAGCGGTACGAATCATATCCATTATAGGATCTACAGCTATTAATAATACAATAATAGCTTCATGTGGTAGTTGCAACAAGTCACACACTATACTCACTGTAGCCACCGTTAATACACCAGTAGTGCCAGCACTAGCTAAACCAGCTAGTATGGCACCAAATAACACCATTGATAGAGCTATCCATGTTAAACTTATCCCATAGATGTTTGCTATGAATAATGTAGCTATGGCATAATAAGTTATAGATCCAATCCTATTAACTGTAAAGCTTAATGGAACCATTAATTCGACAGAACCTCTGTCGAACTTAAGCTTAGTCAATGCTTCTTGCGCATATGGTATGCACGCAAGACTACTTCTAGATGATATAGCTACTATTACTGTGTCTTTTACTGATAAGAGTATAGAAAATATAGATGTTCCTCTGCATCTTAATGCAATGACAATAGTAGCTATAATCAATATAGCTAAACCGCCAAGAGCTTGTTGAATTATAAATTCAAGCAAAGTTTCAAAAATAGATAAACCAACTTTACCAACTTGACTTGAAATCATAGCTAATAAAGCAAATGGTAAAAAGTAATTTAAAAATTTAAATATGCTTATTGAAGCATTTTGTATAGCTTGCAGAGCACTGACTATAATAGTCATACCTTCATTTTTTAGTTGCCCGAGGGCAATGCCAAAGATTAAGCAGAATACAACTACCTTTAAACTCTCTCCAGTATTCAGACTCTGAAAGATATTTTCTGGTATGAATTTAGTGTAGATAGAAGGACCATCATCTTTCTTTTCTTCTTTATCTTTATGTAATGCAATTTCTAAATCGACTGCTCCTTGGTCTCTGTCAGTGACTAGAGATCCCATTTTTGCTTGTTTTTCTGGTGTCATATCTGATGAAGTCAACATCACTGTTCCAACACCAACGCTTGAAGCTAAAATCATAGATAATATGAAACCAAATATGATCCGCTTAATCATTCCAGCGGCATCATCTTTTTGTAGTAAACTTATGATGCCAACAAGTATAGTGGCTAATAAGAATGGTAAGACTACTACTTTTAATAGACTAAGGTAAATTAAACCGACATCTTCAAATTCTATGCTTTCAGCAGGAAAATAAAATCCAAATGCTACACCAGCTACTATAGCACTTAATACAGTAAACGGATTAGTCAGAATTTTTTTTAACATATTCATCTGACTATTCCTTGTTATTATCATAATATTTCTTTAACATAGAAAGAAGATTCTTAACTTCTATGTTATTATAGTCATTTTTTATAACATGATCTATTATAGTGAGTAAATGTGTGCTATTTGGAGGAACAGCTGCAGCTATATTATCTACAGAATCGGTAAACACGACTGTTTTAGTATGAATGGATGCTGTTGGTTTTTCCATAGTTAAACGTTTTATTTCAAATTCATCTCTAAAACCAGCTGAGTATTTTCCCGATATAACACCATTAACTATGTTATCCCAACTAGTCTCTGGACTGTATATTGCTCTAGGAAAAGAAGTACGAGCAAACGTATCATAACTAGAATTAGCTATAAAAGATATTGATCCATTAAAAGTTTTTATAGTAGTTTCTTGATCACCATTCTTGGTGTTTTGGCTTAACCATAGACGATTAACTATCATTGCCTGATGTAGTCTTACGTATGGTGTAGAAAACTTGACTACATTCATTCTTGGACCAGTTATTGACAATTTGCTAATAGCCATGTCAGCTTTGCCAGATACTATTTGATCTATAACACCTGCAAACGAAGTAGCGTCCCTGTTAAACACAACAGGGACGCCAAGAATCTTAGCTACTTTTTTAGCAATATCAACATCTAAGCCAGTCATATTATTGATAGTCCCGCCATAAAATGGTGGTGTATCAAAAGCAGTCATGGCTACTATAAGCTTATCTCTCTGTTTTATTTCTGCTATATCTGGTGGATACACAGTTTGTGCATGCGCTTTAAAGCAGAATAAAAAGAGTATAAGAAACAAAAAAGCTTTCATCTCTCTGTATACCCTTGTTGTTTAGGGTATTTATTAACAGAGAGATGAAAGTTTTTTAGTACTCAGAAATATGATAATTAATCATAATGTTAGTATCATTTGGATACTTAGCTAGAATTTCTTTACGCAAGTCACTCTTAGCTTGTTCTACTTCACGACTAGTAGACTTTGATGCATACACACTTGTCTTTAACTGTGGGTAAGTAGTCTTTTTATAAGGGATAGCTGTGACTTCAAACTTTTTAAGATTCTTTGAGTTCTTACGAAGCTGCGTGAAGTAACCGTATGGCTTATTGTTCCAGATGTCTTCTAGTTCTTCTCTAGATAGTTTGAGCATGTAAGTTTTCCTTATACATTAATGACGTGTTTACAGCTACGACGAAAAGAGAAGCCCGCACAGGTACACGTCTTCTTAGCACCGTCAATAGTCACGGTGTATGAAGCACCCTTCGAGCCTGGGACTCGAATGACTCGAGGAGAGTCAGCTAACTTCTGCTTAAACTCTACGCTCTTATCGTCAATCTTCACGACGTGATGCTTGGGGAATATACGCATCTTTGCTGGCAGTTCGGGCGCCGAGATGCAGACTGAGTCCCGTTCTACCCAGGAGGGTAGTGGGAGAGGGTCACCATAGAACACGTCGAACTCATCTATGTGAAACTGATAGATGTGTCGCTTGTCGTACATCGGGTTACGCACTACGTAACGCATCATAACACCAACAACAAGTATATCGTCATGAAAATGATAGCTAAGATCACAGCGTCGACTATGATCTTAACGACTTTCTTGCTAGAAGTCGTAGGCATGCTTGATGCACTCCATCTCAGCCAGCTGTCGGTCCTGCCGATCCAGGTAGTCGTTGTACTCCGTCACGATCTCAGCGACTTCGGCGTTGGTCAGACGGCGACCAGCAACGGTCTCGGCCCAACGGCGTTCCAGGTTAGAGATTTGGTAGGTACCCATGGGTTGTCCTCACGATTGGTTATATCTATCTTATACCCCATCTCGAAAAATATGTCAACCACCTTATGCGTCAATGGGTTACGTCAGAAGTGGCCAGAAACCACCCTAGGCTTTGCTGGTCATAGGGAAACCCAGCGATCGTGGCTTAGGCTGCCCAGAAGCCCCGTCTCGGCCTAACCCATTGATATGATTGAGTCTGGTCAGAAGCCCAACCCATTGATATGATTCAGTTTGTACGTTAAATCAGCCACGGGACGAAAAAAGTTTGACCACCATCAAAAAAATTTTGTGTTTGGAATCAATGGGTTAGGCCGACTAATACCCTAACCCATTGATATGATTGAGTTGACATTTTTATGATAGTGAGATATATATATCTTACGATGAATGACTGAGGAGTCTGATGCGAGTCAGCGTACACAAACCACCCCCGTGGCTAGACCGAGCTGAGCTCGTGGCAGCGGCGAAGTTCTACGCTTCGGTGCTTATATCGTCGCGGTTGGCTAAAAACATCGAGGTCAAGATCTGTTTCGAGAAAACGAGCCTGGACGGTTCGTGTGCTGCGGAAGAGTTCGATAGACCACGTGAGTTCACGATCTATCTGAACGTGAAACATAAGACGCGTAAGACACTCATCTCTCTCGCTCACGAGATGGTTCACGTCAAGCAGTACGCCACGGGCGAGCTCCGTGACTACGTACGCTCGACGTCACTGAACCGTTGGCGTGGCGAGATGATCGACGAGGAGAAGATCAGTTACTGGGATCGACCCTGGGAGGTCGAGGCGTTCGGACGCGAGTTCGGTCTCTACGCCAGGTTCAAGGAGAGCACACATGAAAAGAAAGCCCGTAAGACGTAACCCCGTGGCCAGGGCTCTCGCTCAGGGACAGTTTCGTAAGAAGACTGTTAAGAGCAAGAAGCTCTACACACGAAAAGGAGTCAAGGTGACGAAAGAACCCTTGACTTTTTTTCTGGGTATGATATAATGGCTTTCATAACGTATGGAGACTGAGATGCCGCGTGGAGTTTACGAGCGCAAGCCGCGTCAGCCCAAGGCGACTAAGGAAGTGACTAAGACCGTTAAAGTTAAAAAGGATAAGGTGACTAAGCCTGAGAAGGTGAAGAAGATTAAGGAGCCCAGAGTCAAGAAGGAAAAGCTTCCGAAGATCAAGCCTGAAGTAGTCACCATCGAGCCGGCAAAGCGTAGCTGGCTACAGCCGTTGCCGCTCCCTAAGGAGATCGAGATCGTATCTGTCAGCGACATTGACCCAGAGCTGCGTGCCGAGGTCTCCGTCTTCCATGAAGACGGAGTTGCTCAGTTTGCGCGTATGATGTATAAGAATTACGGCATCAAGAAATTTACTCAGGCCACGTTTAAGAACAGCAAGTACTACTTCTTTTACGAAGAGCCCATGTTGGCTGGTCGTTTTAATCGAAAGAAGTGAGATGAGTCGAGACCACTCGTATTACATGAACACCCTCGAGAAGCTAGCCATTGCTTCCGAGGGTGCGGCTAACGCTAAGTTGGCTGCGTGTATCGTTGCTAAGAACCAAGTAGTAAGTTTTGGTTTCAATAGACTCAAGTCACATCCATTTCAAAAGAAGTTTGGGCGTAATGCTGACTCTATTTTTCTTCACGCCGAGACTGACGCTATTCGTAATGCATTAAAGTGTGTAGACGTCGAAGACCTTAAGAAGTCCACGATGTACGTCTGTAGAGTCAAGAAGATCAATAAAAAGTTTTGTTGGGGTCTCGCCAAGCCGTGCGAGGGTTGTACCAGGGCCATAGCGACCTTCAACATACGAAACGTCATCTACACGGATGATGATGGATTGAAGTCACTATAAACGGTTGACATCTATCTAGATTAGTATATAATATGACTATCGACAACCATACAAAGAGGTTACATGACTCGCACTGATGCATACGTTACCACTATCTATCCTGACACCGACGGTGATAACGAACTTCGTATCATTCGTAACACGGTCTCACGAGTCAACAAACGGCTCAAGCTAGAGGGTAGTAGCAAGCGTTTTCGAGTTAATGTTCGTGGTCGACTCGGGGAACATAACCCATACGCGCGTCACTACAAGCGTGGTGGTAAGCATTGGCGTCCTTCTTCTATCGATATTCGTCTTGAGCATGCGGCTCACTTTGACATTTACATTCATCGGCGTTACATGTACTAGGAGAAGCTAAATGTACACTCGACGAGATTATCTCTATAAGAGGTGTGATCATGATCAGTACTATTCTCAGTTTGTGACTGACTCAATCCTAGCTCTCGTCGAGCGTCGCATCGGTCTAGATAATATCCTAGACTCGACTGATGAGTGGTTCAATGATATTCAACTAGCTCGTTGGGATGAGCTATCTTTCTATATCAAGTCACTAGTCGATCCACAGATCATCATCCAGACTCAAGAGGGTTGGTCTATGTCTACTGGTGTGTGTATAGGTAAACAAGCTGCTAAGATGATTCGAGAGAGACATTCATAATACTAAAAGGAGCCAAACGGCTCCTTTTTTTATGTCATTTCTAGTGTATGAATAACACCTCTGAGTCTTAAATCTGTTTTAACGTGTGTCGGATTAAAAAATTTATTCAAAGAAAGTATAGCATCTTCAGGGTTACACGTCCCACATACAAAAATATCAAGTGCGATGAAACCTTCTTCTACCCAATGATGCCATGTACAATGAGATTCAGCCAAAATAACTGCGCCACTAGAACCACCATTATTAAATTCATGAGCATGAGAAAATAATACTGTAGCTCCTATATCAGTACAGACTTGCTCCAGTCTAGTTCTTATAGACTCTGTAGTGTGCACATTTAGGCATCCATATAAGTCAATTAATAGATGTCTACCGGCATAAGTCATATCATTTTCTTGAATGAATCCAACCATCACATTTAACTTCCCCTAATAACACTCACTTATAAGTAAAGGCGCCGAAGCGCCTATTGGTGTTATTTATATATTTGGAATCCAGCGCCTGTTCTGTGGTAAACCATTCTTCCTAGCAATTCTCTTATTGTCCGGAACTAAAGAGTGTATTGTGCTCTAGTGTAGTTTATGATTCCAAAAAATATCAGGATGGTTGGATTCGAACCAACAATTTCCAGTTCCCAAAACTGGCGGAATAGCCAGATTATCCTACACCCTGTTAGATTTAAGCTCTTCTATTCTTTTAGTCAAGTAGTTCTTTACATTTACTATCTCTTCGTCATATTGATCGAGCGGTAGCATATCAATAACATTTAAGATTTCATGCTCAAATGCAGACTTTTTGAGCATACGAATAGAATAACTCTCACTCATTTAACTACACCAACTAGCTTTTTTACCGCCGTCATATGGTCTAGCATGACCGGTTTTTAGTAGCATATCTTTTAGACTCTTACCATCTAGGTATAAGTCACCCAGTACACGCCCACCATATTTATCCCAACCAACTAACTTCACCTGATGTCTAGTAGCAGAAGCTACTACTCTTTGTGTAAACCTAGTAGCTGCTAAAGCCAGTTCAGCTTCTTTTTGACACTTAGCTAAACTACCTTTTTCGGGTGTATCAACTTCAATGATTCTAAGCTTTAAGACTTGTTTTAGTTCAATTGGTAGAAATGGTGCATCTATTTCTACCGTGTCTCCATCTAAGACTCGAATGACTCTATAATCATAGAGAGATTGTGCTTGAGATACTACTGGAAAAAGTAGTAAAAATGCTAGTAATAGTTTATGCATAATATACCCTTAATGATGTGGCGGAGGGCAGGTATACTCGAAATCCAAACCTATCTCTAGGTTCCAGCCGCTTTCAAGGCGGTGACGGCACGCCTGTCCGTTTTACCCTCCAAAAATATTTATACCATAATACTTGGATTCTGTCAATAAAAAACCCACCGGTTAGGGTGGGTTTCTCAATATAAAGCTCTATTATTAGAACTTATAAGCAGCACCCACGGTGAATAGATTAGTACTACGATTATGTGGTGTACGAGAGTTGAAAGCTTCAATGTATCGGTAACGAGCATCTAGATCAACTCGTTCTGAGACTGCGACTCGCATACCAGCACCAACATTCCATTGAGGAACACCAATACCCTTACGTACTGAGCCTAGAGAATCAAAACCATAACCCATACCAACT